ATAAAATACTCAAGAATTTTTCTTCCAGACTCAGTTATTTTGATTTCATTATTAAACGAAAGCGAAATAAGACCCATTCTCTGCAAATTCTTTATGTTCTCAAAAGCAACACTTATTGGTTTACTAAAAGAATTTGAAGAAGTTTTTATGGGAGATTCAACTATTTTTAATAAATCATGCGCAAGACTCATTTTTATAAAATCATCCTGCATTGAGTGAGAAAATAAGCTCTGAAGCTGGGAATATTTTTTCATGGCTGACTCCAAAGAACACTTCTATAGGGATAGGGAGACTCCTCTGCGGCATCTTCAAAAAGAAATGGCTCTAAAGAGAGATCTCTATAATAGAAACCCTCTTTGAAACCATCTGTTGAATCATAATCCTCAAGACCCATAAGATATCTTCTTTGGTTTTGCTTGTCCTGTTGCCTGCCCATTGTTTCCTCATCAATATCCTTCCATTCAAAAACTCTTTCCTGCATAGGTAGATCAAGATGACTCCATGGACCCTCTACACCCTGGTTATAACTATAGCTTACTTTTTTAATATCTCTAGAAATATTGGATATAATATGTTTTATAATAAATAAATTCAGCATGGATATTTCACACCTTAAAATACAACTAAAGTTTTTTATAAAAATATTACACTTAGAATTATTAAAATAATTTATTGAATTATGCGAAAATAGCCTGTTGACACAAGAAGAAATTTTATCCTTGTTTTCTCCGTAAAAACCACATGATATTCTTCTCTGTATTTTACTGCTCATATAAACAGCAATGTTCATCAAATCTTTGTCTGCCACACCCTTATAAGAGAATGAATTATCTAACTTAAAAATTTCATTCCAACAAGATATTATATTTTCTTTAAATGCCTCTTCAGATTGCTTTATATTATGCTGAAAATACTCAACACTGTATATAGTATTATTGGATGTTGACAATATATTTCCATTGTCATATCTGAAACCTCGAGCCAATAATTCTTTATACAGAGAGCTGCTCATTTTTTACTATCTTCAGGAACTAAAACGTTAACATAATCCATAGGGTACAAAAGAGAAAAATACCTTCTTAAAACAGAAGTATTCTTCTTTTTTGTTTTCTTATATTTTTTAGAAGCTTCACTACTAATTTTGATCATTTATAACCACCTCAGAGTTCTGAGGTAAATTATTTAATTTTGAGCTATTTTCCTTTGTCTTCTTGGAATTAGGACTATAAGGAATGGCATCTGCTTTTTTAGAAGAAACAGCACGAACAGAAACTGATACATCGGGAATATCCGCATCTTCATCTAAAGTTTCATTAGAAACAGAGACTTTTTTAATTACTTTTTTTGAGATTTTTTTCGACGCTACGGGCTTACTTTCAACTTTAGTATTTTCGGGCACAATAATATCAATAGGGCGAGAAACAACCTGTAAAAGATTTCTGTTTATAAGATACTCATATCCCTGCATAGAAAGTAAAGAAGACTCCACAAAAACAGATGAACTGGGAGATAATGCCCTGTCGCTATTTGGAAGTATAAGAGTTCTATTTGATATATTTTTTAACTCTACCTTGCCATCCATGATTGAAGAAACGTCTCCGTCTATCAAAGATAGATAACCCTTATTTATAGCCCAAACAATATCATGATGGGCAAGATCTTCTTTTTCTATATCTATAATTTGACCTTTTCTCAATGAAAGATCAAGGCAGCTTATGTACAGTTCTCCCTTGAGGGAATCGTTGACTTTTATTTTCATTTATTGTTCCTCTTGTTTTTTTTAATTGCTGTTCAAGCGTTTGCCTACCAGGCATTTTATTAAATGTCTGATTATTTCTCGACAAAGGACTAGAATCCTCAAAAAAACCTACGCTATAGTCTCCATCGCCGTACTGGGTTGAAGACGAATCAGATTCTTCATCAACGTTAAATGGTTGCTCGGGATCTCCATTTTCAGATAAAGGATGTGTCTTTGTATTAAAACCTTCTTGAACAGATTTTGTTGGAGAAACAGCGGACCAACCAAGAGATTCTGGTTCTCCTGCCAGAGGACCTGAAAATAAAGTTGTCAAATTATACCCAGCACCACTATTTGTGCCGCGATATCTTTTATATGGATCTGGTCTGTCGTATGGCTGCTGGAAAGCAGACGGGGGGTCCTCACCCCTTCTAGCAATCTTATAGCTATATGATTCTATTTTTTTCATTAAGGTAAATTTTAATAATTACCCTTGATCACATCCAGATTAATATCATGGTCGTCCTGATGTTCTTCATTTGAAATAATTATTCTACTAAGAATTTCTTTCTTTTTTGATTCTGCGTGTCTAATTAAATCATTATCAATAGACTTGCCACTACTTTTTGCATTTACCATTTCAGTTAGAATTATTTCATCTAATTTGCAAACTTGTTCCAAACTACTTGCTATTTTTTCGAGATTGACTGGTTTTCTTGAGGTGATTTCGTTATTATTTTTTTGAAAATCAGAAGAGTCAGATGGAATAAAACCCTTATCCTTAATTCTATTAAAATTATTAGGAAGCTCTGACCTGTCAGAATCAATGTTTGTCTGAACCATTTTGGGATCCCTACTCAATTGAGTATTAACATACTTCTTGAATATACTTTCTTCATTTTTTAAACTCTTCATGGCATTTGAAAAAATTTCATTATTTTTTCTGTCGTTTTCTAAAGACATAACATTAACCAAAGGCATTTGTAAAACATCTCCAGCATTTCTTTTAATAGAATCTTCCATTTTGCCCTCAATTACCATGTCCATACTATCTTTTCTTGTATTTGACATGACTTTTTCTAATATATTAAGATCTTCAGCTTCTTTACTCCTAGATTCTGACAGATTTTTATTTAATGTTACGTGATAATCAGGAGTTGCGTCTTTGTCAGTATCTCTTCTGAGACCAGATTCTATGGTACTAAAAACAGATACAGGCTTATTCTCTTTACTTGCTTTTTTAAAAAACGAAAAAATATTAAACATTATTACCTCTCTTTATATATATAATTATTCAAATTTAAATGGTGTCCTCTTTTCAATATTATTTACTATTGAAGACCCATTACCAATTCCCATGACTTGACCCTGCATACCACGCCAAACAATTTGATTTTGACCAGGAACAATTGCCATCTTTGCAAGCCTCCCAGACGGAAGTTTTTCTGCCTCATGATATACGGCAGTATAACAAGCACCAGCTAAAGAGTCACAAAGATCATCAGTTCTAACAAAACCATCTTTTTTAGCATATACTCTATATCCGTTGGGCATGTACTTTCTCTGCAAAAATAACATCTCGTTTTTTAAAAGCTCGTGATAAGGAATTGACAATCTACCACTACACGCAAGATCATAAAAATTATCATATAATATTATTTTGTATCTTTTTGTAAATCTTGTAAGTTTACTTGGGATCCCATGTTTTTGTAAATTTTTTATACTAGAAGAAGAATTCCACTGATCAAAAGTAACTAAACTTAAAAAGAATTTTTTATTTAAAGATATTATATAACTATCTATTTCCTCTGTTATTATGGGTTTGTCTTGACTTGGAGTCCAATAATGAATATGATCTACAACTATTCTCCAATCAGTCTTGCCACTTGTTTCATTAATAAAATTTTCTTTATGAACTACGGAAAGCGCATAATTGTGAGAAGATGTAGCTGGATCTAAATGACAAAAATATCTAAATCCAGGTTCTCCGTAATCTTTCATTTTCATATTAAGATAAAAACATTTATCTACAACATCTCTGCTAAAAAATGTCTGTCCAGAAACTCCAGAAAATTCTGCACCAAACTCCATATTAAACTCTTCTTCAGTCATTTGTGAGAACATGGCTCTAAGCTGATCTCTTTTTTGCTTTGGATTAACTATCCATGTTGGAAGTTTACAAGCCAATCTGTCTTTAACTTGAGGAGTTGTTCTAAACAACTCGTAGAAAACTCCGTCTTTACCTCTTGGCGAAGATATACATATGACCTTGCCATCATAAACTGTCTTTACTATCTTTTTGCCATTCTCATCAATAGATTCAACTTCTCTTATATACGTAGTCGTTGCGGGAACAAGAGTTCTATACAGACTTTCTCCACCAGAAGAACCGGAAGTCTGCTTATACAAACCGATCTCATCAAAAAGAAGAGTATAGCAAGAAATACCTGCAAGAGAATCAGAATTTGAGTGACCACATTTTATGATAACAGAACCAAGACTTTTAGGCAAACCCTTGGCTTCGAGTTCTTCATTTTTCTTTTTGTCCGCAGGTGTCAAAAGTCTTATTTGATCTGCAAGAATAGCTTCTGGATAAAATTTGTCTTTGAAATAAGGAGAATTTATAATTTTGTCTTTTATTTCGTCAAAAAGAATTTTTGCCTGATCTGAACTATTTGCAATAGTTATAATAGTAAAAGGTGCACCAGTACCCAGCTTGTAAAGCCTATATGGATCTCCGCCAGGAGCTTCTAATAATTTTGCAGCCTCATAACAAGCAAGTATGCTGATTACGAAATCTTTTCCACTGCGCCTACCCCAAACAAGTATTAACTCTCTAAATGTTTCATTAGAATCCATTTTGCCAAGAAGATTTCCGTTATCATCATCATCAAGGCCGTGTTGCTTACATGCCTCTATCTCATCTTTAGTCAAAACAAGATTTTCATTACCAATAGAATTTTTATAAAAACTCTTGAGAACTATTCTTTGCATAGGATAAAGATTGATTGGATTTTCTCTGTGAGGTAAACCGAGCCATTCTTTATTTTCTATAAAATCAATAATACTTGGTATTCCAGAGACAGAAGAAGTTGACTCTGTTGCAGAATCAGTAATGGATTTTTTTAAATCATCAAAAACATTTGCTAAATCTGTTTTTCTTCCCGCTTTAGCCATTTTTATATTCCATATTCATTAGTTTCATTATATCGCCTAGGCATATTGATCGACCTATTAAATAAGAAGTTTCTGCACTACTAGTTTCAATTAATTTTCCTGAATAATCAAGCTTCCAATATAAAAATTGACTATCATCAAAAGATGAAATAAAATATCTTGCATACTTTTCTTCCAAAGAAGATATACACATAAATTCTAAGGGTCTTATTTTCTTCAATTCTTTCAAGTAAATAGTATCTATAGATAGATCATACTTGTCTTTAATGAATTTTTTTATAGAAGAAAATTTTATCCTGGATTTTTCTTGGAATATTATAATATATTTATCCATCTCTATTTTATTAATTACGCAATATTAAATTTACCTTCAATTTAATTTAAAAATCATTAGAAGACACTGTGGGATCATAATCTTTTTCATCATAAGTATACTGTAAATAATTTACAAATCTAGCGCTTGTAGGAAATTTATTTAAAAATAATTCATTATTTAAAGCCGTATTAAAACCAGAAGCAACACTATAGTCCTGTAGATCTGCATGACTAATCAAGACTTGAGGTATAGATATATCTCTTTCTGGAGCTGGATCCCACGATTGATAATCCTCATTAAGAAGATATGCATAAGAAGCATAGTTGCAAACTGCTCCATATCCATTTGCAGGCACCTGCTGAACATAGTAATATCCGTCTAGAAATCCATCTCCATCGTTTGGCCATTGAGCATTTTCATAAGTAAGCAAAAAGTTATGCTTTGCTGGAGATCCATCTTGCTTTCTAGTTACTGGAGGACTGTTCCAAAAAGATTTAAGAATATTTACTTTTCCAAGTTCAGAATCAGAATGATTGTATAAGCCGTAATCTTGAGAATACAGTGCATCATCAGTAGCAACACTACAACCAATATATGGGTTGTCATAATATGTATTGTTGTATAATTTTTTTCTTGGATAAGCTTCTACATAAATATTTTTCTTACCTACCTGATCGCAAAGCCATGAAAAAAAATGCCACCACATAATTTGTGATTTTTCTCCAAGAGTTGAAAGAGGTACGTAAATACCAGGAATGGGACCAGGCATAGCCTCTAAAGCATCTATTCCTATTTTCATACCAGATTTAATAAGTGGCATGTAAGAATCTTTTAATCTATCAATTGCTTCATATTGATTTTTTTCAAAATAAGAAGAAAATCTTGATCCCATAGGACCCCATATAGAACCAACATAACCCGTAACACTTATTGGATCAGAAGGATCAAACCATCCGGTAGACGGATTTGTCCAGGAATTCCATACAGAACTGGGCAAATTACCTTTTTGCCCAGTTGAAAGTGCCCTCCAAACCTGAATAAAATCTTTTGTAATCCATGGATTGGGATTATTAGAAACAACACCATTATAAGTTAAACCATTTAATGCATTTAGATACTGATCTGGCTGATATTGTGTTGACTCTAATGGTGAAGATGAATTTGGTCTACCAAAAGGAGAATGTAACCAGAATTTTCTACAACCCCATTGATACCATCTTTTAACAGACCAATATTCTTGCATAGTGGGATTTGATCCAGTTACAAATGAAGCCCAAGTAAAATTACTGTTATCTAGTCCGTAAGATCCTGCACGAACACCAGATGCCGCTGATTCTGCACCGCTAAAATTATAACCAACAACAAATCCATTATCAAAAGTTTTTTGAGCATTATATGTCATGACTGCTTACCAATAAATTCTTTTATATGAGAAGAAAAATCACCTTGCCATGTCCTGTAGCCACTATGAGCAACTGTTACAGTTGTATCAAGATATATTTTTTGTTTTAGTTCCTTCCACTTTAAACATAATACAATATCTTCGCTCATAAACCTACCGCTTACAATTCCAGTTTCAAATACTAGTTTTGTGATTTTTTTTTCTTGTGAAACCGTATACGGCAAAGAATTTTCCCAAAGTATTTTTATGGCGTTTCTGCTAAGCCTAAGAAATCCAGTTGGGACTGTAGCAACTTCTAGAATGCCATTATCATCAATTTTTTGATCAGGAATAATATTGACAGGGTACTCTATATTATCTTGCTTTTTTAAATAAATACCACTTACAAAATCAAAAGGATGATTAGCTATTCTTAAAAATTGCTCTGGATTCCATGAAATATCTGCGTCTATATAGAATATGTCATCATAATTATTTTCATATGCGTAGCAAAATAAGTCATTTCTTGCTTTTGAAATTATTGCTTCAAAACACAAAAATACTGGATCTATTTCTATATTATTTTTTGCACAAATTCTCTCAGTGCTAAGTATGTTATGTGCATATCTGGCATCAACTCTTCCATCATAAGATGGCGTTGCTATCAATATTTTTCTTATTTTTTTTATAGAAGATTTTTTTTTCATAATACTATATCGTATATATTAAAAGGAACACATATATATGTTTTCTTTAAAAGATAAATCTATATCATGAAAAATAATCTTTAATTTATTTTCATTTAAAATTGACATTATTTCGTCTTCATTATAGTTAACTATGTAATTTGGATATTTATCTTGGAAAGACATATTAAACAATACATATTTTGATGAAAAACTGCAAGCTTTTTGAAAAGTTTTTAAAAATAAATTTTTACTTGTTTTAGTATCATATTCGGTGTTTAATCCACTAACGCCAAGAATACAAACAAGATCATATGTTTTGCCAAAAGGTAATTCATAGTGAGTTATGCAATTACAATGATTGTCAAGAGAGTCTTTTCTCAGATCATAAGCTTCGTATAAGCAATTTATATTGTTTTCATTAATCCATTTTAGCAAAGAGCATGGACCAGAACCAAAATCTAGAATTGTATTAAAATCTTCTATTTTTTTTATAAGTTCAAATCTTCTTGTAGTATTAGGATATCCGTCATTCGATGATTTGGAATATATAGAAAATTTCTTCAAGGAATGCTTTCCCAGAAATTTATTGATTCACAAAAATCACAATATTTATTTATAATCTTATTTTTATACTCGCTGTGAGTAAGAATATTGCCGTCTATATGAGTATCAAACCATCCGTAATCCCAACACATGGTTGGATCATAATTTTCTATGTCTGCTTTAATTAAACAAAATTTATCATTTTTTTCACAATAAGGCCAAACTATATCTATAACTTCTTGACTATTTTCAATAATTGTTACAGAATTTACACGCTCACATTTTATTAAGAAATTATTTACAAGACCTAAGCCAAGACCGCCAATTAAGACATCTCCTGACGCGTTCTCCCACAAATGGCCATGTTCACGATATTCGTGATAAGTATCAGCCATAACTATTGAATTTGGATTTTTTTGACACAAAAATGTATATTCATCCACAGGTTCTGCTTTTCCACTACATGGCCTATCTATAGCATTTGTGTAAATACTTGAAGAATCTCCATATACTTTTTTAATATACCAGTTTTGAGTCTCTTGCTCAGGTATATTTACCTTAAATCTTTTCATGGTTCTGGTTGTGAAATAAATCTTGGGTTACCATTCAAATCATATGAATCACCAATATTACAAGACTCTCCCTCGTTTATTTGAACTATAGTAATTCCTGAAAAAATTTCTCCAGTACCATCCCAAACAACAATATTTGAAACATAATCACCTTCAACAATTGCCCATTTCATATTTATTTATCCTTTCATTTATAACAGAATATAGCAACATAACCGTCTCCGCCTCTTCCTCCAGCACCAGAGTTTACTCCATCCTTTGATGCACCACCGCCTCCTCCTCCACCACCACGCCAACCATTTCCACCAGAAGAAGCAGCAATGGTATTTCCACCTGCACCACCCGGACCACCCATACCTCCAGTATACGGAAAAATAAAATAACCAAAAGCATCTGCTGTAGCGACACCGGAATCAACAGTATTTCCAGAAAGAAGAGATCCTGTTGAATATTCTGGATTGCCAAGCAATAGAGAGCTTGATATAGCTATACTACCACCAGTTCCGTAAGCAGGAGTCGAATTTAAACCTGCACCACCCGCACCACCCTTACTCAAATAATGAGCCATTTGCACAGAAGTTGCTGTGCCTGAAGTTGCACCTCCACTTCCAGCACTACTAGAAGCACTATGATATCCATATTGAACGTTTAATCTTCCAGTGCCAGCAGAGCCTGATGCCGTAGTCCCACCAGAACCAGCACCACCACCAACAGCAGTAAAAAGTTTATTGTTTGCAGAAGAGCCAATTGAAACCGAAGTAGCTCCGCCAACGGTTCCAGTTAAACCACTTAGATTGTCAGATGTTCTTCCGGCACCACCGCTTCCACCTGCACCTATAGCTATATAAAGGACAGAAGAAGGTATCTGACTCCTTAAATAAGTCATCTGTATAACAGATCCACCGGCACCAGAACCTCCACCAAAGCAATTCTGTAAAACTCCAGATGCTCTCCTGCGACCAGATCCTCCTCCACCACCTGCACCTACAGCAAAAATATAAATCAACGAAGTTCCTTCGGGAATTTTGTATGATCCGCTTGAATCAAATTCTTTAATATCTAAAATACCTGGATCATTGACTGCTGGAAAATTAAAAAATCCATTATTCATAATTTCTCCTTAATAGGCTATCAACACGCAGTATCCATCACCACCATTGCCGCCATCACCACCATTGTTGCCATCACGAGATCCACCACCTCCGCCGCCGCCGCCGCCACGCCATCCATGCCTTCCCCTTCCACCAGCAGTTGTCGTGCCTGCGCCGCCTCCGACACCACTCAAACCAGGAGTATAAGAACCAGCTAATGTATACCCAAAAGAATCTCCGTATCCAAAAGTAACGGAAATATCATTAGGCTGACCGGGCTGAATAACATTGTTTCCACCTCCGTATTGAGTGGCATAGTTATTCATAACTAAACTTCCAGCAGTTACTGCACCACCAGTTGAAGCCGTATTAGTTGTATCAACACCTCCACCACCACATCCACCATTAGATTGCCAATTCCACAAGCCTGTACTGCCGGATGGATTTGGAGTTGTGCCAGGACCCTGAGGATAATTAATAACAGCACCATTGCCACCGCCATGACCAGTTCCAGACACACCTCCAAAGAACCAACTTGTACCGCCAGATGCACCGGTTGAAGAAGTCGCATTTGTCCCCCCAGCTCCTCCGGTACCACCATATGCAACAAACATATTTCCACGCTTACCAAGTATTGTTACCGAAGAGTTACCACCTGGATTGCCATTACCACCGTTTGAGCCATTTGTAGTTGCGCCCGTACCTGTGCCAGAACCACCAGAAGCAATTGTAACAGATAGTATGGAACCGGGAAAGCAATTCAACATATTGAGAGAAAAGTCATCTATAAAATATCTACCGCCTGCACCTCCACTACCACCGCAACTATTTGTTCCTGATGGCTGTCTTGCGCCACCTCCTCCGCTACCACCGCCACCAACAAGAAGGACATAGAGTCTCCTTGCAAAAGCAGGTATAATAAAAGTACCACTTGCATCAAATTCTTGTATTTTAAAATTTGGTGTGTCTTTTAGCAAACCTGGAAATGAAAAAAAACCATTATTCATAAATTACCTCAATGCCACTATCAGACAATACCCGTCTCCACCTTTTCCACCATTACCAGCAATAAAACCATTTCTAGATGCACCACCTCCACCACCACCGCCGCCGCGCCAACCATCCTCTCCATTCGATCCATTTGTACTGGTGCCTGAACCTCCTCCAGCACCGCCAAATCCATGACCATATGCAGCATAAAAACTGGTGGGTAAATACGAAGGTGCTGCACTATTTGCAGAACCTCCAGTTTTAATAGACACTCCGGAAATAAGTGGATTTGAAACAACCGAAATTGTCTGACCAGAAAAATAAGAAATACCTCCACCATTAAATGCAACGTTGTCGTTTCTTATTCCACCTCCACCTGCTCCACCATTATTTCCTATGCTATAAACAGTAATTGAACTTGCATTTTGAAAAACAGAACTGCTTGTTCCATTCCAAGAATATGTAGTTGATGTCTGTGCGCTTGATAAACCATTAATCAATGGTGCAACAGAAACGCTTGCGGGTGTACCTCCAGCGCCAGTGGTAGTTGTACCTCCGCCGCCGAATGGACTACTGTAATTTGCACCTCCATAAGCACTGATCATTCCGTTGCTTGAAAATCTACTGCCGGTAACAAAAACCCAAGAATCGCCACCACGACCACCAGGCGAACCATTGGATGTATCACTAGCACCACCAGCTCCTCCAGTACCGCCAGCTCCTATAACAACTGTAAGAGTTTTACCCCAAGCCCCTGGTCTTGCCGATGGTGCGCCTGGACCTGGAGCACTTTCTCCAGAAATTCCAAGAGATTCAACAAGATAGTATGCACTGTTTAATGATCCGCCTCCACCGCCGCCTCCACCATATGTATTGACAGCAGAGCCCTGTCTTGCTCCGCCGCCGCCGCCACAACCAGCACCCCATAATTGTATCCACAGACGCCTAGATCCATGTGGTATTACATATGTTCCACTGCTGTCAAATTCTTTAATGTCAATTATGGTTGAATTTGATAGTGGATTTGGAAATCCATACATGCCATTGTTCATAGAGTACCAGATTCGACAATAATATTAAAAGTCTCTGTATTATTTGTTGTTGCGTATATTTTATTTGCTGTTCCACCAGGCAATATCAATCCAACAAGTTCAGCAACTTCAGTTCTCCATGCTGCTATTGATGTGCTTGGAGTCACTGCTGGAACAATCTTTTCACAAATTAAACGGTCTGTTGTACCACTGTCCAAAGACAAAAAGAATCTTATAACACCAGCGGTTGTTGTTGCTGTTGATTGAATGGTAACTCTTATAATCCTTTTACCAACTCCATTACCTGCTGACGTATTTGGGCCAGCAGTAATTTCAACGACATTTGTGGGAGCAGTTCTTGATGTATCTGCAGTTGTGACTTGTGCGTATTCTAAAATTGGTTGTGCTGTATATTGTGCGCTTGTTGCCATTTTAATTTCTCCTATTTATATTATTCCCATATCAAACAACAAGAAATCAGGTGTCCTAGTAACCTGAATTGTGTCATCAGGAAACTTAAGAGCATTTGCACCATCTATTTCGACTGTTCCCGCAAAAACAGTATTAGTAGAAGCTCCTCCAATATTTACGGTTGTAGCAGCACCAAATGCATTAACTGTTGTTGCCGTCGTATTGAATAAATTTTGAGTTGTCGTGTTACCAACCAGAGTTCCACCACGAATAGTGGTCGTAGTTCCACTGGTAGCTCCCATGGTGATAGAGGTAGAAACACCGCCAAGATTGAGGGTTGTGGCATTTGTGTTAAAAAGTGAAGCAGTACCAGTTACAGTAGTAGTAATATCACCACCATTAATAGCAAGATCATGACTTACAGCGAGTCCGCTAGCCGCGCTTACACTAACAATGTTATTAGTTTCGTCCACAGAAATATAAGTACCATCATTAAAACCATCGTAATCTCCTATTGTAATTATTAAATCTGGGTTATCTCCACCAATGTTAAATATGTCACCCCCTGCAAATATTAAAAGAGATGAAGGCGCTGACATGGTCGCATTGGTGAATTGTATGAAACTATCGTTACCAAAAAATATATTGGGAGTGTTAAATGTGGTAGTGTCAAGAGTTTGTCCGCTTCCAATAGTGACTCCTGTTGTCGATCCCACTGATCCATTACCGCCTATAGTAATTGTCTTAGAAGAACCACTTACTGTAGCTCCATTCCCAATATTTATAGTCTGAGTAGCAGTCGTTGTGCTTCCTATAGCCAATAAGGTTGCAGCTCCAAATGCATTTACTGTTGTTGCTGTAGTATTAAATACTGTAGCAGTGCCAGTGGATGTTGTTGTAATATCAGCACCGTTTACAGCCAAGTCACCTGAAATGGTCAAAGTGTCAGTAGTTTTGTTGTATGTTAGACCAGAATCTCCACCAAAAGAACCACCATCATTAAATTGAACCTGAGTGTCCGAACCACCGGGAGTTCCACCACCGCCGCCGCTCAGCAAGTTTGTACCAGCGCTAGAACTTGCGGAGGTTAAATCAATGTATACTCCTCTTGCTGTCCCACCTTTTTCAAATATTCTAAGTCTATTTTGAAAAACATCAATAGCAACACCTGTTGATAATGTGGTATTTGTTGCCGGTAATTGAAAATCAATTTGTCCACCTTCATCTCCACCAACAGTCTTAACTTCAAGACCTGTTGTTGATACATTTCCCGCAGTCAAAGTATCGCTTGTCTTGTTGTATGTTAAACCAGAATCTCCACCCAAATTACCAGAGTCATTAAATTGAACTTGTGTATCTGCACCTCCTGGTGCAGAACCAATCAAAGTACCAGAACCATCAGCTGCACCAATGTATATCCTTTTGTTTGTGGTATCCACAGCCAATTCGTTCTGATTAATAGCTCCAGTTCCAGGGGAAGAGGTGCCACGTCTAGGTTTTATGGTGGGATTTGTTGCCATAATAAAATATTATTTATTTTTACTGCGCTTACTATTTTTTTCTATTTTTTCTTCGATATTATTGCTAATATTATTTACTTTATTGATAACTTCAAATTCATTAATTTTTTCTTGAAGAGATTTTATCTTTGCTTGTGCCATAAGAAGATTTGATTCTAGTTCACTCACTGCAATAATTAAATCTGAGTTTCTCTTTTTAAGTAAAGGAACAAGAGCTGATTCATAAAATTTTATTTTTTCTTCCATTAGAGTCTCTCCATTACTGATAGGTTTCTCCACCAACAGAATCTGATGATTGATTTTTAATTGACTTTATTTCAAACTCAAGACGAGCAACCTTGTCATTTAAATATATAACAGATGCTTCTAATTCAGATACTATCGCCTGAGAATCATGAACTCTTTTTTTTAGAACTGGAACCAAATAATTTTCATAATAAGATAACTTTTCATCCATTTTATATACCTCCAAAATGGATATCGACAAGTTATTTCTTATTTAATAAAGTAACTTATAAAATTAAGCGTAAGTTCCACCGTCAATAGTATCTAGTGTTATAACACCGGATGCATCATCAAATTGAGTGGAATTAAATGCAGCAAGTCCCTTTGTGGATCCATTTGCAGCAGCATCCTGTATTGCTAAAGTAAGAGTTCCAGATCCAGAAGTTACTGATCCATTTGTTACAGAAATAGTTTTATATTCAGGTGCGGAGCCTGAACCTGTACTGGCAACAACAGCACCTGCGGTAGCTGAAGCTGACAAACCAGCGAGTGTTGTAGATCCAGATGCATAAACTATTTGACCTGTTGTGTACGTTGTAAGACCAGTACCACCATATGCAACTCCTATTGCTGTACCGTTCCATACGCCAGTTGCTATTGTACCAACTGCTGTTAGAGAAGAACTTGTTACTGTGGAGCCAAGAGATGTGGCAGTAAGAACATCTACTGAATTAATTTTATATGTCTTACCAGTAGCTACATTTATGTTTTGACTGGAACTCCAGCTGGTTGCACTGTGTAAATAATTCCAAGTAATACCTGTTGTTCCAAGTGTTATGCCTCCACCGTCAGCACTTGCAGCCACAGAAACACCGTCAGCTAGAACTATATTTATATCATCTATTGTTACTGTTGTGGAATTTACTGTTGTTGTAGTGCCCTCTACCACAAGATTTCCTTTTATATTTATTGTGGCTCCTGTTGTTCCACTTCCAAGATTAATGGTTGCAGTTGAGGAACCTACCGTCATGGTTGTTGCAGCACCACCAACATTCAATGTTGTAGCATTGGTGTTGAAAAGAGTGGCAGTGCCAGTGGATGTTGTTATGATATTAGCACCATTTACTGCAAGGTCACCGGTTACAACTGTATTGGCATTATTGATTGTTGTTGTACCAGTAGCGGCACCGATTGATACAGTTGTACCGGCACCGAATGCATTTACTGTTGTCGCTGTAGCATTAAATACGTTTTGTGTTGTTGTATTTCCCACTAACGTACCACCACGAATAGTGGTTGTTGCGCCACTTGTTGCTCCCATTGTAAGAGTAGTTGCTGCTCCAAATGCATTTACTACTGTATGGTTGGTATTAAATACATTTTGCGTACTATTTGCGGAACTTCCGGCTAAAGTCGAACTGTTTATAGTGGTAGTTCCTAAAACATCCGAACCTATGTTTACGTTTATGGTCCCTAAGCCCGCGTTGGTCCCAAGATTAACAGTTTTTGTATTTGAACTACCCACCGCACCAGTTGAGATGTTGGTTGTGGATGATGCTGTGCCAGTGTAACCAATTGTTGCGGTTGTTGCAGCACCACCAACATTCAATGTTGTAGCATTGGTGTTGAAAAGAGTGGCAGTGCCGGTTGCAGTTGTGGTGATATCAGCACCATTTACGGCAAGATCCCCGGTTACAACAGTATTGGCGTTATTTATTGTGGTTGTACCAGTGGCAGCACCGATTGATACAGTTGTACCAGCACCAGCCATATTTACTGTTGTAGCAGTAGTATTGAAGACATTTGCGGTAGTTTGGCTACTTCTAATGGTTGAACCAACTTCAACAATTGATGCACCACCATTTGCAAGATTTACTGTACCGGTTGTTACACCGGAAAATAAATTAACTGTTCCTGTTGTAACATCGCTACTAAGAGTTGTTGTACCACCGGTAGTTCCATTTATTTTTAAAGTATTACCGGAAATAGCACCACCAATATTAACGGTTGATGTGACTGAATTATTTACCTGCGGTAATATATTACATGTTTTTGGTTCTGAAGTTCCAGTGTCGGAACCATAAAGATCTATTGCAGCAGGATCACCACTTACAGACGAAGCGTGTGGAGGATTAAATATTCTTAAACGAGGGTATGATGTAGATCTTGCAAAAGAACTAAATGCATTTACATTAGAAATAGAGGAAATAAACGAACTACTATCATAAACAATACTTGGACCACTAGAACCCACATATATTGCATTTGAACTTGATGCTGAACCAATATTAACAGTAGTTTCAGAACCACTTGCACCACCAGTTCCTACGTTTATGGTTTTAGTATTAGTTGCACCAACCGCACCGGTTGATATATTTGTTGTAGATGCCGCTGTACTATTATAACCAAGAGTCATTGTAGTAGCAGCACCACCAACATTCAATGTTGTGGCATTAGTATTGAAAAGAGTGGCAGTGCCGGTTGCAGTTGTGGTGATATCAGCACCATTTACTGCAAGGTCACCAGTGATGGTAAGACTGTCGGTTGATTTGTTATATGTTAGACCTGCATCACCACCAAGAGCAGAACCACCATCATTAAACAACACCTGTGTATCAGAACCAGCAACAAGTGCTACAGTGCCTGTAGCATCGGGAAGAGTAATAGTTCTGTCTCCGGTTGGGTTTGCAACCGTTAGTGTTGTTTCGTTTCCATCATCACCACTACCTTCCCATATAATATTTACTTGAGTTACAACTGGAGTTAAATCATCGGTACTTTTTGTACCAAGATATATGTCTCCACCAACAAAATCAAAAGTACCCAAATAATCATTATTTACTGTCAATGA